GATTCTGATTATAATGAATTATATCCAGAATCATTAGATACTCAAATTAAATTAAGTAAAGATACTACTGGTTTTACTGGTACTAATGTCTCTCAAGTGTTGATGGAATTAAATAATAAGATAGGTGAATCTGGGGGGGGGGATTATCTTCCATTAACTGGTGGTAATATTAGAGGCAATGTTAATGTAGAAGGTAATTTTGGACTTCTAGAAAATTCTACCGCAACCGAGCCTAAAATTGCATTTGAATTAAATGGACCTCATATTAATGTTACTAATAGTGGGACTGAATTTGTTCTTCAATCTGATTATGTAAATTATCCATTAGTTGCAATTACTAAAAGATCAGGAAATGGCAGTAATAGTATAACTATCCCTACTTCTTTCAAAGCAGATTTTTTAATATATTATGCAGATAGTGGCGGTTTGACAGAAGGTGTATTTATGTATAGTATATCAAAAAGGATTTATAGTATAACATTAGGTAATGAACAAATTAATGGCTCAAACTTAAATATTAGTGCCACTTCTTCTCAAATAAAGATCACTTTCAATTCTGTGGGCGAATTTTCTGCTAATAGATTTAATTCAGGATTAACTGAATATTGTGTATATATTGTAGGGGTATCATAAAATGAAAATAATTAATTTAATACCAAATGAAAATGGATCGTATGAAAACTCCATTTGGGAACAAGATTGTCCGGTCCCTGATGGATGGGTAGCTATTCCAGACAATATTTCTATTCCTGACTCTTTTCCTTTTGTAAAAATTGAATTTAATGAAAATAATGAGATAATATCATTATCAGAAATTCCTTTGCCAGATGATATTATAAAAGAATATAAAAATAAAAAGAAATTTATATTTTCTAAAAGATGTTCTAAAGAAATAAAAAATGGAATTGATATTGTTTTATCTGACCAGACAAAGAAGCATTTTTCTTTCATGGAAACTGACCAGTTAAATATTTTATCAGCTTATTATAATGTTAATTATGATAAAAACAATGATAATTATTTATATCATGCTGATGGAGAAGATTATGAACTATATAGTAAAGAAGATATAGAAACTATTTTTACAAAGTTGAATGAAAATAAAAATAATATTCTTTTACGTTATAAAAAACTTTGTGCTTATATAGATACATTAAATATCAAAGAAGATATAGATAATGTTGATTATGACATGGATATATTATAACAAGAGGTAATTATGATAAATTTTGTGAATAACTTCCCTTCACTGGGGGGGGGATATTGTTTATATTAATAATACAATAGGCAGTCAAAAAAAATCTTTTATTCTGGGATTCGAGCCAAAATATGCAATATTAAATTTTTATATACAGATTTATGATAACGTGTGGAAGTATTTAGGGTCTTGTACGGTAAGCGAAGAAATTAATTGGTTGGGTAAAACCTCGATAATGTTTTCTACAGATAATACAGCTGTGCAGTTTAATGATATTAGTTTTCAAGAGGACAATCTATTTAAAATAAAAGCTCTTGTTATAGATCAATATACAGATTATTCTAATATCTATGTACAAGGCGTTGTTTTGGGATAAAGAAAACTTTAATAATAAGGAAGATGAAAAATGAATGAATTACTTTTTATAATATTGGGTAATTTAGAAAAAGTAGGTATTGGGTTATTAATGTTTATAGGCGCTTATTTAGCTAATATGGGCCTTGGTGCTTGGAAAAGTATTAAAATTGATAAAGGAACTTTTGATTGGAAAAAAATAGGGAATAGTTGTGTGAAATTCTTAGTTTTAGGAATATGTATAGGACTATTAACTATTGTAATAACTATTGTTCCTTCTTTTGCAACTTGTATTGGTATTGATATAGGTGAAGAGGCTTTAACTGCTTTTGATAGCTTAGTAATAGTTGGTGCTTTTCTAACTGCTACTATCCATTATTTAACTGATGCTATAAATAAAATTAAAGATATTTTTAAAGTATAAATACAATTAAATAAACAAAAGGGGGGTAATAAGTGACAATAGAAATAATAGGAACAACAGTAAATATCACAGGGAATAAAGTTATAGGATTTGCTTTGAATAATTTAGTAGATCATTTTGAAGTAACTGTTGATACTTCTGCCGATTGGTTTTATCAATTAAAAATTTATATGACTAAAGTTGATAAATATAATATTATTAATTTGGACCGCAATGGCAATGTTTTGTCTGTTGATTTAACAAGACACATGTTGCCTTTTGGTGGAAGATATATCATGCAATTTGTAGGATATAATGATGCTCAAACTTATCAAACAGAAACTTTTGAGGTCTGGGTAACTGAGTCTATTGACCCTTATTGTGCTTATGATCCTGTTCCAACAGAGTTTTATCAAATAGAGGCGGAAATAAGAGAGTTATATGAAGAATTGAAAACTGGAGACTTTTTAGATATTACGGGTATTAATGGAGGAGACGCTTTTTCTCCTGTAAAATATCCGATAGGTATAGATGGCGGTAACGCCTTTGAGCCTGCATAAAAGGAGTGAATATATGAAAAGTGAATTAATAACCAGAATTCAACTAAAAAATGATACTGAAGCTAATTGGTTGACAGTAGCTGATAGTTTTGTTCCTTTAGTTGGCGAAGCCTGTGTTACTAATGATGGAGAAAACAAAGGTAAATTTAAGATTGGTGATGGAACCAGTACATGGGGGCAATTACCTTATGTTGGAGGCGCTGGTGGTGGTTCAATAGAATTACCAGTGGATGCCAGTCAAGTAGATTTTTCTCAGGATTTAGTTTTTACTGAGCCTTTTGGCAAATATGAACCTGTAAATGGCAAAGTAACTGTGCCTGCTAATGGAAAAACTTTATTAGAAGTATTATTAGACGCTTATGCTGAAGATGTAAATCCTACTATTACACAACCTTCTGTGTCTATTTCTTCTACGCAAGCTGGCGCTTATGAGGTTGGTAATAAGGTTACACCTGCATATTCTTTAACTTTTAATCCTGGCAAATATGAGTTTGGACCTGATACTGGTGTAACTGCAACTGATTATACTGTTAAAGCGGGGGAAGAGACAGTAAAAGGGCAAACTGGAAGCCTGAAAGAAGTAGAAGTAATTGATAATATTAATTATTCGTTCCAAGGTGAAGTAACTTATACTGAAGGTGCTATTCCTTTAACTGCATTAGGACAAGAGTATGAGGAAGGAAAAATACAAGCTGGCACTAAAGCAAGCTCTACATTAAAAATTACTGGGTACAGAAATGGATTTTATGGAACTCAAGATTCTATAACTGAGTTAGATTCTACTAATATTCGTGCTTTATCTGGTAAGAGTAATAAGGCGGTTACTACTGGTGCTGTATGGAATATTTCCATTCCTGTCGGTGCCAAGAGAGTTATTTTTGCTTATCCAGCAACTTTAGCAGATGTTAGTAGCGTACAGGATGTTAATGGACTAAATGCAGAAATCAAATCTTCTTTTACTAAGCAAACTGTATCTGTAACTGGCGCTAATGATTATAATGGTATTGATTATAAAGTGTATTATTTAGATTATGCTAATCCTAATGATACTCAAAATACCTATAAGGTAACTATTTAATAGAAAGGGAGTGTAAAAATGGCTGTTGAAAGATTACCTAAATTAAATTTTAGTATTCCTTTTGCAATGACTTCTGCATTACCTTTAGATGCAAATAGTTATTTTGAGAGTTTAGAGGCTGCTATGACTGCCGCTGAAAGCGCAGAGCAAGCTGGTAGTTCTGCTACACAATATTATTTTGGACAAAATATCATTGTAGTAGAAGATAATGAAGCCACATTATATATTATTCAACCTGATAAAACATTAAAACCTGTTGGTTCTGGTGCGGCCGCTGATGTTGAGGTGGATGGTAAATCTATTACTTCTTCTGCCGGGATATTAGCATTAAAAGGATTTTCTTCTGCTTTAACTAATCAACAAGTTAGAGTTGGAGAGAATGGAGAATTAGAGTGGTTCACTCCTGATAATTCTGCTGTTGAGGATTTACAAACAGAAGTTGGGCAATTACAAACTGCTGTCGATGGGATTAACACTGAATTAGCAAATAAAGCTGATACTAATGATGTATATACTAAGACTGAGACTGATGCCAAAATTGATGCAGCTATTTCTGGTGTATATACTCCTACTGGCTCCAGTGACTTTGCTAATCTTCCGACTCCTGGTGCAGATAATTTAGGCGATGTAATTATTGTCAATGATGGATTTACTACTGATGATAAATTCGTTACTCCTGGGCAGGAATATCCGGCAGGTACTAATGTTGTAGTAGTTAAAACAGGTTCTAATCCTGATACTTATAAATATGAAATTTTATCTACTGCTGTTGATTTAACTGATTATTTAACTAAAACAGAAGCCTCTACGACTTATTTAACTAAGGCTGAAGCAGAAAACAAAGTAGATAAGAAAACTGGATATAGCTTAATTCAAGATACTTTAATTACTAAATTAAATGGTCTTGCTGATATTAAGTCTGTTTCTAATGAGTTTACTTTAAGTGAAAAAGGACAATTAAATTTAACTTCTGTTTCTCAAGATAAAGTAACTGACTTAACTACTGCTTTAGATAGTAAAGTTGATAAAGTAGAGGGCAAAGGGCTGTCTACAAACGATTTTACTAATGAATTAAAAACTAAATTAGATGGTATTCAGGCCGAAGCTCAAACTAATGTGCTTGAATCTGTCAAGTTAAATGGGCAGGCACTTCCTATTTCTGAGAAAGCGGTAGATATTCCTGTTGCTTCTTTTACGGTATTAGGTATTGTTAAAGGCACTGACGCTGAAAATGGTGTTGTTGTAAATGATGATGGCACTATGGTTATAAATAAATTGAATGTAAACCAATTAGTTCAAACCGAAGGAGACGAACTAATTCTAAATGGTGGAAATAGTAATTAAATTCAAAACTTGGGGGGGGGCATAAATTATGGCTACTAAAGAATTTAAAGCAAGATTAGTAAATAAAATTGATACTTATGCAAATTGGACCAGCAATGACCCTGTATTATTAAAGGGTGAAATTGCTATTGTAGATGTTCCTGCCTCTATTGATGTAGTTCAGCAAGAGCCTGCTGTGCTAATGAAGATAGGCGACGGAACGAAGAAGTTTAGTGAACTGCCTTGGATAAGCGCCAAATCTGCTGATGTGTATTCTTGGGCATTAGCACCTACTAAGCCTACTTATCAAGCGTCTGAAATTGAAGGATTAGATGCTTATATTTCTGGGAAAGTAGAGGATACAGATACTCAGTATCAGTTGGTAAAAGTTAATAATACTACTTTTAAATTACAGTCCAAACCTTTAAATGGGTCTTGGTCTGATGTCGGAGACCCTATCTCTGTTGTATATACTTTAACTACCGGTACTACCAACGGCACTGTTAAATTTAATGGAACCGATGTAGCTGTTGCAGGTCTAAAATCTGCTGCTTATCAGGAATCTTCTGCTTTTGATACTGCCGGTGCTGCTGCTACTGCTCAATCAGTGGCAGAAGATCATGCAGATACTATTGTTGGTGAAGCTAAGACTGATTTGATTGGTACTGGTAGCGCAACTTCTACTACGATCAAAGGGGCAGTACAGGAATCCAATACTTATACTGATAATCAAATCGCAGCAAAAATAGGTTCTGTTTACAAACCTGTTGGTAGTGTTAATTTTGCAAATTTACCTAAAATTCCTTCTAAAACCGAATTAGGTAATGTTTATAATGTAAATGATGCTTTTGAGGCAGATGCTCGTTTCGTAACTGCTGAAGTAGGAGAACATTTCCCTGCTGGCACTAACGTAGCAGTAATTGTAGAGGATGATACATACTATCTTGATGCTTTAAGTGGCGCAGTCGATTTAACTAATTATTACACTAAGACTGAAACCGATCAGCAAATTACTACCAAGATTGGTAGTCTTGATAAGGCTGATAGTGCTGTTGCTAATCAATTTGTAACCGTTGTTTCTCAGACTGATGGTATTATTAGTGTAACTCGTGCTGCTATTACTGAGGCGGCAATTCCTACTTTAAGCCAATCTAAAATTTCTGGTCTTGAAACTGCTCTGTCCGCAAAGATAGATGCTTCTGCTGTGAGTCAGATTGGTAAGACTGGTAATATTAATGATGCTACTCAAATAGAGGGAGACTATTTAATTATTAATTGTGGGACTTCTTCTGATGTAATCTGATATTGAATTAAATAGAGAGAAGGAAAAACCTTCTCTCTATTTAATAAAAGGAGATTTTATGGCTACTAAAAAATTAGATAGTAGAATTCAAAATAAATATGATACAGAACAAAATTGGACTACTAATAATCCTGTATTATTAAATGGAGAGTTAATTATTGTTTCCAAAGAAGATGGAACTATTGGATTTAAAGTTGGGGATGGGGTAAAGAAATATAGCGAATTATCTTGGGCCACTTCTACAAAAAATATATCTACTGAAAATAGCGAAGGAACTTCATTAAGTTTGTCTGATTATTTGAGCAGAATGCCTCAAAATGATTTTAGTCAGATGAAGTCTTTCAAAGAGTTAAGCATAACTGATCTAAATAATGTTATAACGCCAGGTACTTATGTAGGGGCTTATTTTCCAGATATCGGGTATAATACTCCAATTCAAAATGTTCCTTCGATGATTTCGGGGGGTGATTCAAGTTCTGAAAATTATTTATTTAAATTAAATGTTTATTATTATAAAACTCTTTTAAAGGGCAGTTCTTTTTATTTATATATACAAGAGTATCAAAATTTATTAAGTACTGATTTAGGACAGAATCCAATTTATAAATTTTATAGATCAGGTTATGGGCAAGATACTATTACATGGAATAAATGGGATTTTACTTCGTCTGAAAACGTTTTTACTAAACAAAATGGTAAATATATTCCATTAGCCAGTTATTTAGAAACTGTATTAATTTCTTTTCAAAAAGAAATTGAGGGAACAGATGGGCAGGTAATTGTAAAAGAAGGGACTATTCCTGGGGAAGTAAAAGCTGTTGACGCTCCTTGGCTACCTATTGCTGGTGGGACTTATGAAAATATGGCTACGCCTTTTGTGTTAAATATGACTGATAATAATACAAGTGACAGGACTTATCAAGCAGTTTTAGGATTTGTTAATGATGCTAATAAATACTCTTCTTTTGCGTTAGGGACGCAAAATTCATCTGGTTTATCACAAATCTCGGGGCAGTCACAAATTGAAACCAATAAGTTTGTTAAAGTAGATTTATTAGCTCGAGATGGTGGTCACGAAACTGTATTAAGAGTATTAACTACCGGAGGTACAGGAAAAATAATGGTTTCTGATCCTATTGAGCCTTTTGGCTCAGATGGTAGTGTTAGAATTCAGTCTCAATCTGGTGATTATTGTATTCAAGTTCAGAATGAAGGTATTAGTTTAGAAACTAATGGGGTTGTATTAGGTATAAACGAGTCACAATTAATTATTACTGACGGTGCTACTAATGCTTATAATATTAATGGTAATGCAAATGGCTTGGAAATTACAGGGTTAAAAGAACCAAAAGAATATAATCAACCAGCTACTAAACAATATGTAGATAATTTGATAGGCTCGGGTGGTAGTAATTATTCAAAAAGTAAGACAAGTAGTTTCAATGCGATACCTATTTTGGCCTCAGGTAATCCAAGTGGCTATCAATATTATATAGATGAGACTGTATCAGGCATGACAAGTAGTATTAATCCTTTAGTATTTCCTAATTGGTCAACTTTATCAGATATGACAACATATCAGGATGATTGGAATAAAATTACTGCAATAGAATCAAAAGATAATGTATTAAGATTTTATTTTGCTGATGGTTCTACTTCAGTAAATATAAAATATATAGTATATTATTAAGAAGGAGAGATATGAATGAGTTTAATTAAGGACCCTTCCGGCTCTTTTTATTTAGAGAGCGATCAATTTAATGTTGATTACGAGGAAAATTCTATTAAATTCGTGGGCGAATCAGGAGAAGGTGCGGCATATACGGCAGGAGAAGGTATAACTATTTCTGGAAATACTATTTCTGTCGACCAAGAAAAAATTCCTACAAATACAAGCATGGGAGAAGCTATAAGTAAATGTTTATCTCTTGACGGTGGTATTATGAATGCTGATGCTAATATTCAAGCTACTGATGAGATTATAATTACTTCAACTTCTGGAAATAACACTTGTAGTTTAGGGGTGACTGCATCGGGTGCTGAAATTATTAATACTAATGATGGTGTTACTTCCAGTGTAAGAGCTACATCAGGTGGCATTGAACTTAAAGCTAATGATACTACTATTTCTTTAACTTCTGAGAATATAGATTTAAATGGAGCTAACTTAAATCATGTAGGTAGTATTAGCGGTAATACTACTGAAATCGCTGTAGAGACCGATGTGGATTTAAATAATCATAAAATTACTAATTTAGGTGCTCCTACGGAAGCTAATGATGCGATGAATAAAGCGACAGCAGATGCTACTTATGCTACTAAGGCTGAAATTGCCAATTTTATTACTAATGATGAATTTCCTGTTATTGCGACTATGAGCGTTGCTGGTATTGTGAAACAGGCAGAAGCTGTTAATGATGCTACAGATGATGCAATTAAGACAATTAATGAATTATTAGCTAATTTACGTAAAGCAGGCATTCTTTATGAAACTCGATAATGGAGGAATGGCATAATGTTTACTCCTAAATGTGGTGGAATTAAATTAAATGAAGATGTCTTCAAAGAAATAAATGGAGTGATTACTTTGTCTACTGAATCAGAAATTCACAATCCTGTAACAAGTTGCGGGCAATTATGGGACTCTAATATTTTTAGCGTAGGCAAAGTTGAAGATAGATATATAATTAGTATAGCTGCCAGAAATGAAGAGATACCTTTAGGCAGTTTAATAAAAACAAATTGTTCTATTCTTTGTGATGGGCATTATTTTTCTGTGGATGAAAAGGGCGTATTAAGTTTTACAGAAAGATACCTTTTAGAAGTATTAGTATCGGATATACATGGAAATGCTATTCCTGGATGTGAGATTACTGTTACTAAAGAAGAAGAACAAATAGAGCCTTTTGCTGAGATAGATAATATATTTCCTCTTGATGAAATTGATGGAGAATATGTTGTTAATGTGAGTGCTCCTGATTATGTGGCGCAAGAGATTAATGTAACAGCAAATGAAGATCAAATACTCACAATAACATTAGCGCAAGAATAAGAAAAAAGACTGAGATTAAGTTCTCAGTCTTTTTTTTACTTTTTTATATAATTATATTTGTTAAAAGACAAATTCATTATTATTAAAGAATCCTTCTAATAAATAATAAAAAAATATCATATATTCTATAAGTGCGTCTGGGTCTTCATTGATTTCTGTAACCTCAAAAACGAAGCATTCTTCTCCTGATATTGCGTCAATAAGTTCTATTGCTAATATGTTTTGAGGTTCGTTATAATGAAAAGTGGGGTATATCATATTTTATTTGTTGTCCCAAATCCTCCACGATCTTTATCATATAGTTCTTTGACTTCTGTTAATTTAATATCAGGCATTTTAGGCAATATTCTAAATTGACAAATTCTTTCATTGCATTTAATGACTGCTTCTCTTGTAGCATAAATAGGCAATCTCCAAATGTCATTAGGTCCACAAAATGATTCATCAATTATTGCCATTGAATTGACTTGAAGAAAACCCCAATTACGGAAAGAAGAAGAACGGGGAACAATATGAGCTTCATATCCTTTAGGCAATTTCATAGAAACACCTAAATCTATTGAATAATATTTTCCAGGATAAAGATTGTAAGTTTTGGCGGCTCTTAAATCTATCCAATCTCCCTGTTCAATTTTAGAGATTTTTTGTACATTATCATAATGATATTTTATTTTTATTTCTTTCATTCCACTACGCCAACTTCAAATAGATATGGATTATCATAATCATGTGCGATATTATTAACAATATAAGATTTGTTATCAACTATTAATTCATGACCTATACTTGGAATATATGGCATTTTACGGAAAATATAGCTTTTAAGCCATTTTTCTTTAATCAGATCACCATAATTGAGAAAAACTCGGATTCTATAAACAGGCTGTTCTTTTTCTATTTTTTCCGTTTTTATCTCATGTTCTTCCGAATCTTTTGCTTCCATTGTTACTTTTTTTATTTTATTGATGTGATATATTTCTCCATTTGTATATAAATATCCGTTTAAGAAATTAGTTCCCATTTAATATGTCATCTCCAATGCTATTTCTTCACATTTTGTTCCTGCATAATCAGGCTCTAATGTATAATAAATATCGCTAAAATGATTTTTAAGAACAATATCCAATGTTTCACAAGCAGAATCATATTGATTTTTAATAAGATTTGCTTGTTCTATAATATCTTCTATATAACATTCATCAACATCAATATCTAATACATGATAATGACTTGATGTTTCTTTAATTATTGCTTTCAATGATTTTAATTTTCTCCTTTTTTAATAACATTAATATTTCGTATAACCATGTATTTCTTTCATAATTTTCTTGAATTTCTAAAATAGAATTTAAGATATTTTTATTACTGATTAAAATTAATTGTTCTTTTGCTCTTGATAAAGCCACATATAATAAATTTCTGGATAATATTTTTTTATGCTCAGATTGAATAATGGTGATAATAGCTTTAGCAGAAGCGCCTTGTACTTTATGAATAGATATAGCATAAGCTAATAAGATATGATTTAAGTTTTCTTTTTTTATCAAAGCTAAACCATTATTAAATTCAATTACCAATGAGTATTGATTTTGATTGTCGCATCTTATTTCTCTAACGTATCCAATATCTCCATTCATACAAGGCTTATCAATATAATATTCTATCTCATTTTCATCATATTCGATATATGGGATAAAATAATTATTTTTTGTATTAATTACTTTGTCTCCAATTTTGAAATATATATCTTCATTTTTAGACAATGATCGGCAACATTTAGAAGTGATATTATTATTATATTTTTGTTGAATTGTTTGATTAATTTTGTAAGTTCCTAATGGACCAATATTGAAAGGAAGTAAAATTAATATATCTTTATATGTATATCCTTTTTCTATTAATCTATCATATTGTTCAATTAGTGCGGAAATTTGTTCATTATAATTTTGATTTTCAATATATACAAAGTCATTGTATTGTTCATTAATATGGTTAATATTTCCTTGTCTAACGTCAGTAGATATAGTGGCGATACCGCCAATCCCATATCTAAAAACTTTTGTTAATGTAACATTAGGGATAATATTAGCATTTAACATATCTTGTAAAACATTACCGCAGCTTATAGATGCTAATTGAGCATTATCACAAATAAAAATTAAATTGGAATCAGACGGAATAGTTCTTAGTAGATCAGCCAATAAATTGACACCGACCATTGAAAATTCGTCTATAATATAATAATTGGTTGGTTCTTTTTCTTTAGCTAAATACATGTGTATTGTAGAACTTTCTCGACTTGTAGCTTCTTTTAGACGTGTAGAAGCGATACCAGTAGGAGCTAATAAAGTATAAGAAAAATTATAATATTCTAACATACGGACAATAGCTTTTGTTGTTTGGCTTTTCCCTGTTCCTGCTGGGCCATTTAACATAACCACTTTATTTCCGCTTGCTATAAGTTTTAAGAAATTGCATTGTTCTTCCGTATAGTCGAAATTTTCTTCTTCATTTTTCTTAAATTGATCCCAATTTATACAGATATTATTAAAAGAATTGGTTTCAACTATTCTATCAACAATATTTTCTGCAATATAAACTTCGTTTTCCCATGTTGTCATTTTAGAAGTATATAAAGTTTCTTTGTTATAAAAAATTTTGGGATTATTTGTGATAACTTGTTTGGCATAATGATATGATTGAGGAACAAGCTCTTTTAAAACAGAAAGTAGTAATGGTATTTTAATTTTAGTATCTCCATTATCTTCATTTTGTTTAAGAATCTCTAATATTCCATATTCGCATCTATAAAGACTATCTTCAAAAGCAGGAATAAGATTTAACACCATGCGATCTGCTTTGGAAAAAGAATAATTCAATAAATCAATATAAATATAATAAGGATTTTTTTCAAATTCTCTTTCAAAGACAGAAGTAGATTCATATTTTTTAATGATTTTATTAATATCACCCCCTGTTTTAATACCGTATTTATTCAAAACAGGAAAGAAAATAATACTAATACAATCTTTTTTTATTTTTTCAATATATGAATTTAATCGTTTTTCACCTACATTATAAATTTTTTTGTAATTGATATCATCAATTTGGTCATTTAAGACTTTTTCAACAAAATTAGGATAAGCCTTGTTAATATTTTTTGCTTGTGAGAGCTCCATAAGCCTACATAAAATTTCTAATTCATATTTAGATTCAACATGAATACCACTTGTAGTATCAATTCCATCATACATAAGCATTAAATAAGAATTAGGATATTTACTATTCTCTGCTTTTTGTATGATTAAATGAGCCTCTTGATTAAGAATTAAGCTACCAAGATTTTCTCCAGATAAAGTAAAACTATTATATTTAGATAATTCCATTTCTTCGGAGGAATCTATGTATTTACAGGATAATACTTTATAGTCATCACTCGTGTTTTCATATAGAATTTTTTGTGGAATACAATGTACTTTAAGCATATTTTTTCCTCTTTTTTTTTGCTCTGTTTATAATATAAAGGTTTTTCATAACCTTGTCAAGAGGAAAAACGTTTTCTTTTAATTATTTTTATTGTATTCCTTTAATCTGTTTAGAGTATCTGAATCTGTAAGAATGTCTTGCAAATTACATTTAAGAGCATTACAAATTTTTAATAATGTTGATAATTTCGCGCCGTTAATATCTCGGGCTCCTCTTTCATGATCTTGTAAAACACGCACAGAAATTTCAGCTTTAGACGCAAGTTGTGATTGCGACATATTAGCTTTCATTCGCATATTTTGTAATTTTTCGTTTTTGTACATGATCTTTATGCTAATATTCATGTGTTAGACCCCCTTGACATTTTTATATTTTATCAGTTATAATAAAGGTGACGGGCGGGGATACCCGCCACCATATTTGTTAGGACTGTTTGTTCTTTTTATTAGGCTTTATGCTGATTGTGATACGCTCTACCGATTCACTTTCTAATGCCTTTTTAAGAAGTTCAAGCAGTTCTTTTATTTGCTCTTCGGTCAATCTTCGCACCCCCTTTCTGATGGTGCTATATTCTCCTTTCATTTTACTTGGCTTCCCCTTGCCTGTGATTCTATTATACGACAAATGACGTATAAAGTTAATAGTTTTTTAGAAAAAAAAATAAACAGAGGACTATTATAAAAGAGTCCTCTGTTTATAATATTTTGTTTTTAAATTGTTTGCCTATCGCTTTGAATAATAATTTCTCCGGTTTGATTATTGATAGAACAAATTTTTTTTACTTTTTTGTTATAGATTGAGTTTTTATAAGTTTTTATACGAAAATCATTTAAGCCCATACGATAACCAGTTAAAATCAAAGTTGTTCCTCTTCTGAACCAAGAAGTTTCTATTATATTTTTCCCTTTGTTATCATTTATATCACTAATTTGAGCTTTGTAATAAGCATAATCAGTTTTATCAAATTTGCATTGAATTACTTTATTATTAATATCAAGAATAGTAACTAAATGATGATTGTCAATTTTATCAATAACTGTTCCAGCAATTTGATATAATTCATATTTTTTCCATTCTCTTTTTCCATATTTTTCAGTATAAAATACAGGAGATAAAGGAATATCATCAAATAAAGAAATATTATATTCTTTTCTATTAATGTTTGATAATTCATGTTGATTGGAATAAAATCCACATGATTCAATAGACCAATGATTTGTATCTTTATTATCCAACATATTTGAATAACAATATATATACGCTTTATTTTTATATTCTCGCATAAAAGAAGGATCAGAAATATAATCTTTTAAAGATTGCATCTGAGAAGAAACAACTTTTTCTAAAGATTTGTCAACTATCAAAGTTAAATCATCTTTTTGTAACCAATCTATATTTTCTTTCATCTTTAATTTATAATGTTTTTCAAAGTATTTTAGAGCTTTATTATCTAACCAATACAACTTCTTTGTCTTAAAGTTAGGATGCTGTCCATATAAAAATTGCTTATTAATTACATATTTTTTGAAATAATAAGGCTCGATAATATCTTTCGGTATATTGCATTTAATTCTTAATATTTCTGGAAGATTAGACATTGTTAATGTATCTTTAATAGGAGTAGATAATATAACATATTGTTTCATTATTATTGTTCGGTCTGAATTAAATTCATCAAAACAACCTGCTTTAATTAATTGAATGAATTTGCTATGTGTAATTAAACTACCATCATAACAATTTTTTTCATAAAAGTCTTTGAATGAATTATAAGGTCTATTTTCAATAATTTGTTGACAAATGTTGATATTAATTCCAGAAATTCCTATAAGGCCAAAATATATTATATCTTTTTCTTCCGAGGGAACATAATCTATATCAGAATTATTAATAGAAGGAGGTAATACATTTATACCAGATTGTTTCATCTTATATATGGCTTTTGAAATTTCTGCATAATTAGTATTACCAATTTTTTGTGTACCATCTTCATTGTCTTTAAGTCCCATAGATTCAACAGAAAGACAACCACAATTCCAATAAACCTTAGGATAAAAATAATTTAGATTAAGTTCTTGAAGAGCTACAATAGAATAGCTATATGAATGTAGTTGAGAGACCTTAATGTTAGCTACATATTTCTATGTAGAGCAGACTATATCTTTACCCATCTATAAGATTAGGGTAGTTTGCGCTCAAACGGTAGTCAATTTCCGTTCACTTAGTCGTTGCACTTTTTATAAGAAGTTAATCTTTCTTTAGCGATATCAAAATATTGTTTATCAAGTTCAATTCCAATAAAATTCCTATTTGTGTTGATACAGGCTATACCTGTGGAGCCAGAACCCATGCAATTATCAAGGACTAACATTTCTTCGTTCGTATAAGTTTTAATAAAATACTCAAGCAAAGCGACGGGTTTTTGAGTAGGATGTAAATGACAAGTTTGTTTGTCAGAAGCAAAAGTGATGATACTTCTTGGGTATCTGTCTGTTTCTCCTCCGCCTGATATTTCTTGTTTCATATATCCATATAGTTCTGTATTGTTTTGAGTTTTAATATATTTAGTATATGAATGAATGGGTTTATGACCAGTTGTTTTTTGTGGATTATAAATTGGCAATTTTTTATAAAACACAAGAATATTTTCATGTGCTTTCATCGGCATTTTCTTTGCATTAAGATGACCTGTTGCCTGTGTTTTTTCCCAAATCCATTCATATTTAAGCATAGATAAATTAGATGATCCAAGAACTTTATCAAAAGGAGTTTGAGCAAATAAAAGAATTGGGGCATTATCTTTGATTATTCTATTATATTGATTCCACATAGCAAATAAATCAATAGGAGTATCCCATTTACATTTAGTTATACCATAAGGTAGATCACATAGAATTAAATCAATAGATTTATCTGGAATTGATTTCATTACTTCTAAACAATCGCCGTTATATAATTGCATATTAAAACCTCTTATAACTTAGCACAGAATCACCTTGCTGTTTCCAGTTTAGGCTTTTTCTGTTAGCATGAATATAATTCACACACCTGTTGACCAAACAGTTCACAAACTTCACTTATAATATTACTATTATAAGGCGCTTAATTAAATAACCATGCTATATAGTTTAGGTTAAATATTTTTAACGAATATCCCATACTTGCTGCGAATACTACATTCCATATATAATCTAAAAATACTTCTCTTGTTCCAATTTTTCGTCCATATTCAAAAAATTGTTGTTTAGCTTCAGCCTGGAGTTTTTCATCTTTTTTCACATTGTTATCCCATGGGCTTTTTATCCCATAGTTCTTATGGTTTCCCATAAGGTCAGCATACATTTTCATCCTATAAGGATGGGGAGCACTCTTGGGAGCATTATATTTATTCAGCTCCTATGCGTTACGATGACAACCAGCCTTGCGCTATCTGGTTGTTTATCTCGGTGTTAGCTTATTGCTCAAGACCTAATGCAATACGCATTTTTTCATACTTTCGCACTAAATGAGGAATTGTTAGATTATCATATAAATAGTGATAAAATTTTAATTGTTTCTCAGTGGTGCGATATTGAATAAAATAAATATGAGAAAATTTATTATAATGAACAGTGGGTAGAGGCAGATTGATTTCTTCAAGTAAAATTTGAGCAATAGATTTCATCATTGGTTCGGTTCCAACAAATCCATAATATTTTCTATTTTTACTTGCAGAAGCAATTCCATCCCCATCAAAAAATCCTAAAATATAGTATCGTAGCATTTCTTTGGGTATATTTGGTACTTCAACACAAGTCTTAGATTTATTCGGAGCACATCCCCATTTGATTAAATCTTGAGCCATTTTAGTAGAATGTGTTATAAAATAAGCATTATGTTTATCGCTTAAATAAAGTTTACCATTATATTCATGTTTTATATTTTTAGCAGTATATTCTTTTACAGACAAGTTGCTATCAATAGCTTTAACAAATTCTTCGATAATATATTTATCTTCAACTTTTAATTCAAGACGAATAGACCAAGAATTTTGATTGGGATTGATATGTCTAATACAACCATCAGCAGTCAACAATCCAAGAAAATACGCTTTTTGGGGAGTATCAATAACTTCAAAATAATTATGATTACAATATACTCGTTTTCCATTAGGACGTGTTATGCCCATTTCCCTTAGATAAGCGTTAATACTTCCTTTTTTATCAGGATATTTATTTTCTAATTGTTCAACAGTAGCTCCTGCTAAATATTCTTGTTTAATTTTTGCAAGAAATTCTTCTGTATATTTTTTAGATTTATATTTATGCCCAACCAAACCTTTACGCCTGATTAAACCATAACCTCTTTGTCTATTTTCTCCTAACTGTTCACAAATATCAGTTGTAGATAATCCTTGATTATACAACTTCATAAATTTTTTCTCAAATTCTTTATAGGTCATTGACAACTTAGCTTCCTCCGATATTGCTCCCTTTTCTTTATATGTTACCACATAAAGCGCCAAATGTCAAAACTTTAGCGATAGATTTTCTTAATTTATTTGCTTCTTTTAAGCTATATCCAGATACTTCTGAGTCCATACTTAGACGCATAATTTTTTCTTGACTATCTGCCAATCCATAAGCATCAGCTAAATATTTCCAAAGAATTTCACGCTCTTTATCATTCAATCCAAAATTTTTAGTATCTTCTATCCATTCTTGATGATTATTTTTATATTTAATATAAGAATCAATAGGTGTAATAGAACTATTTTCAGGTTGTAATCTTAATAAACTATTGGCCGCTGATAAATCCATTACTGATTTAGGTTTTGTAGCTTCCAGAGCTTTAACTGAAATAGGAGTGTCAAATTGAAATACTGAATAAATTGTAGGAATAATTTTCCACATTTCAGGATTATCATAATTTAATACGTCAGGATGTATCCAATTATAATAAGTTTCTTTCAAATTTTTCCCCGGTTTTATTTTATTGTATTTAACCAAATAATCTAAAGTTTTATGAATTTTATCAGTGCATGTAGTAGTTAGCATATCAAATTTAACGCAACCTACTTGTTCTGCATCAATTAAATCATATCCAGTAATTAAAGTTCCATCTGGTGATCTCATAGCGGATAGAAAATTGGTATAAGGTTCGTTACATATAATTATACCCGCAGCATGAATCCCTCTATTAGTTACAAGTCCTTCAATTCCTAAGCAAGTTTCTTGCAACTTAGGATATTTTTTCATCTCAGAGACTAATTCATATACTGGTTTGATTCCTTTTTCTTTATTACCAAATAAACAATCTTTTAATTTAGCAACTTTACCACGATCTACGGGAATCAAAGATTTTAAGTAACCTGCGATATCATTATTAATATCTAATCCTTTGCAGGCTTTTTGTATAGCAGTTTTAGAAGAAATTTTTGAAAAAGTTATAATATTTAATACTTTATCTTCTCCAAAATATTCTTTAATTTTTGCTATAATTGTTTTCTTTTTAGAGGCTTCTGAATCATTATCAATCATTGTGTTAGCTCATAGTTATGATTTTCTATGAGATCAGACTATATCTTCATCTCTATAAGAATAGAGAGGATGGCGCTGGACAATAGGAATTTCACCATAATGCCACTTAGTCGTTGCACCTTGCCTTTTGGCCTTGGCACAGTGTTGTCATAACCCGATTCAGTAGGCCAAGATTTTCACTGTTAGCATCTTTTTAGACACACCCCGCAAGTACGGGTTCACCATCTTGTTTTCTATATGTCACCATATAGCCAGACTATGTTGTTAATCTGGAAGCTCTGTTCCACGTTCGACACTTAAAAACCTCCAGAAAGGAAAGTAGTTTCCTAATGGAACAGGGTCGATTTGAGTAACTTCTAAAAGATAATTAGTTAATGACGCAGCACTACTACCACGAGCGGGCATAGCCAAACTATTTGATTCCCATATAAGATCAATAATTTTTGACATAGAAGAAAAATAAGAAGGAATAGAAGTATTCAGTTGTTCACTAATCAATCTAAATTGTTCAAATTCTTCATTAAGTCGAGCAATATATAATTGTAAATCTTTTCCTTTATCTACTATTTTAGATTTTAATCCTTGTTCCACTTGATAAAAAAAATATTCTTCCCATTTGTTATTGTTTTTATTAAGAGCATAATAAGCAAAATCAGGATAATTTTTATAATATTCTTTGAACCAATGCTGAATAGTAAATGAATCTGGGATTTTTTCTTTTGGAATTTGAGGAATAATTGGATCATGATTAAAATTATATCCTTTTATTCTATTACAAATTTCTAAAGACCATTCAAACATTTGTTCTATTTGTTCATCTGTAAAATCTATACACAAATGTTCTCGAAGATCATCAGGAGACATAAGATAAGTTGTTGCATAAAATTCATCAACTTCTCTATCTCCTTCTTGAGAATTTAAATAAATTTTATGAATAAAAGCATCTTCTTTTTTAAGATAATGTGAATCGGAACTCGGAATAATTTTTATTCCTGTAAATTCATGACCTTTCCACATTAATCTATTGACTTTACTTTGATCGCAATTTGCATCTTTAGGAGGTTGAATTTCAAGATAAATATTATCTCTCCCAAAAATATTTATAAATTTGTTTAATTCTCCATTTTCTCCAAATGCTTTTTCCCATTTATTGTCCAATAATAATCTGCTAATTATTCCGCCCAAGCAAGCTGTCGAAGCAATAACATGTCCTTGATTGGGTTTAATAATTTCTTCTAAATCTGAATAATATGTAGGACAACGATATATTCTTCTTTGTTTCCAACTTCTTTTCCAAGCTCTTGTAGAAAGTTCTCGAAGTTGTTTATGTCCGTCATTATCTAAAGCTAATAAAATAAAATGACAGTACGGATATGTATTATGATGTTCTTTATTTATCTCATCCCATTCTTCAGGAACAAGATAAATTTCATTGCCTAATCCTAATGTAAAAGAACGATCTTTTCCCATAGAATTATAATAATTAAGTGCTTGAATATGTCCACTTAATGATTCATGATCTGTCAAAGCTATTCCAGGCAATCCTAAATCATAAGCTCTCTGAATTAGATCAGGTACGCGACAAATTGTATCTGGAAAACCAAGCCCCGCATTAGAGCCAATATCCGAATGATTGTGAATACTAAAGTAGCTCATAAGTTTTAACTCCCATATGTTTCATTATACTTCTTTCTTTATCATTTAATTTATCATCCTCCCATTGTCTTTCTACAACAAAGACTAAATCTTTATAATAACCATAAGATTTCAAATATAAAATCTTTTCTTTCTTTTTTATTTCTGTAATCAATAAGGTATATTTCATTTTTATATATTACCAATTACACGCCCAATTATTATTATCGTATAATGTTGAATTTTTTGTTGTGGGTACGATTTCCCATTCTTCAATAATAGCTTGCGGATATTTATTACCATTCCATTCATTAATAGATAAAGTAATAATAGCTTCAATTTTACAATCTTCTTTTTCTATTAATTCTACATCTTCTTTTTTAGCTCTAAATTTAATAATATTTGTGCCATTTACATTAAATTTAATTGTTGTTGTTCTATTGGTGTAAATATTATAACTGTCATTTGAAAAAGTAATATAAAACTTTGGCTTTGTTATTTTAGCTGCTTCGCTACTATTCCACAAATCTTTATTATTCTCTATCATTTGGCATAAAAATTGAGTGATTTGTTTAGCTTCAATAATAGCAGACACATTCTTTTTTATAGAAAAAGTTTGATGATTGAACCATTCAACTAAATCATTCAATTTATTTTTTTCTAATTCAATTCCACATGCTTGCAAATGTCCTTGGCATAAAGCTAAACCAGTATCATTAATTTTATTAGCAATGTCTATTGGTGATCTTAAAGAACCCATATATTTATCTTGTGTTTCTCTAATAACTAAAGTGGTTTTATGATTTGTACCTGCAATTTTATTAGCAATTAATCCATTATAAACAGTTTCTTCATTAAAAGCAAAACCAATAATTACATTATCATATTTTTCTAAATTAGAGTTTAATTCTTTTGTCAAAGTATTCACAATTTTTCTTTGATTTTTGTGACAAAATTCACAAATATCTAATCCTTGAAAAATTGGTCTTTCTTCTACAAAACAATAGAAAAAATTATTCTTGTCTTCTAATGTTCCGGCTCTAAATACAGAGTTGATTTTAGGAGAGATAGACCAAGCTATATTATATGGACTTATATCTCTAAAAGAATATTCTTCAATCATTGCTTTTATCATTGGATTTGTTATATTATTAATTCCGTATTTAAATAAAGCATGATTTTCCAAAGATGTCATATTACACATATCAGTAACTAAACTAATAGCTACCATATCATAATATTGATTTTTAATATCAATGTCCATTTTTTGAGAATATGCTTGTACAAATTTAAATGTTACACCACATCCAGACAAAGCAGTATTCAAATTTTTACTTCTATGATGATTAATTACTATGGCATTAGAATTTATTTTTTCAATTTCATGGTGATCTAATATAATAACATCAACACCATATTCTTTAAGTAAATTAACTTGTTCAACGTCATTAGATGCAGAATCAGGACAAAATAAAAGACTGATATCACTTTGAACGATTTGTGAAATAATATTCTCTTGTTCATTTTGAACTAATCCATGTTGTTTTCCAATATGATTATAAATAACAATATCTTTTACATTCAAATATTTTTTTAAAAAAGAATATAAAAGGGCAGATGATAAAATACCATCAGCATCAGAATCAATAAGAATACCAATTTTTTCTTTTTTCTTAATAGCGTTTTGTAATCTTAATACTGCTTTATCCATATCTATATATTGAAATGGACTATCTACACAATTTAAGTCGGCACTTAAATATATGCCTACATCATTTACTCCACAAGATATAAGATAATCTTCTAAAAAATTGTTTGTTATTTCTGGTAATAATGCTTGTACTTCCATATTAATCTCCTTATGTATTTTATAATAAAAGAATAATTTATTCTTTTATTTTTTCATAACACCAACTGCCAGGACCATTTTCTGTGGAATAATATATATTTTTTATTCCCATTTTTTTTATTAAACCCATACATGCAGGACAAGGTCTGGCTATTCCATTTGACTCATCTCGTTTACTACGAACAATAAATAAATGTATTTTATTATAATTTTCTACATTTTGCTCTATGGAAAGAAGCGCATCAATTTCCGCGTGTAAAGTATTTCTACTTATTGAATCATTAGGATCGTAGCCTCTCAGTTCATTATATTTTTTTTGCAAAGGACTGGTTTTATTTTCATAATTATGCCCCATACTAATAATTTTATTTTTGTATACTACTACGCATCCAACACGAGTTTTTTTATTATCACTCAATAAAGAAACTATTTTTGCATTTCGCAAATATTTTTCTATTTTCTTTTCAGGCAACATATCGTAATTGTTTACACCTCTTTTTTTTTATTTTCTTTATTTAGATTGTACCAGTTTTTCTTTTTAAAATCAATTAGTAAATCATACAATTTTAAATAAAAATAAGAGGACTTTTAGTCCTCTTATTTTTATTTAAAATTAAATTAAATTCTTTCTGCCCAGAACCGCAATAACTTCGTCTCGTTTCATAGGTCTTTCCGGACTGCTACCATCTACAATGCCAGCTTTCGTAGCCTTTGCCCAATGCCCTTCATTCTTAGACCAAGCAGGTTCATCCAATGTTTTAGCATGGAGTTCTGCTTTTTGCATGAGTTGATATGCCTGTTCATTAGTCATTTCAGAAATTAACTTTGCAATATCCACCTCTTCTTCTCCCTCCAATCTTTTGTTTACTTCAGCCGCGATTTGCCCGTGTCGATTATATAGATAGTCTCCAGGACAACTTTTATTTGAAAAATCGCGGTGAATTGTCATGTTACAACCATTTTTATGATTAATTCGATCATTTTTGTTTGTAGACCATACCAACTTCTTGATACCGTTTCTTTTACAAATATCTGTTACTAAATCTAATAATGCTGCATAAGCCTTGTTTGATACAGGCCAATCTGGAGCGCCGCCATTATTGGCTACTTCAATAGTAATAGCTCGATTATCATTAGAAGAACTGGAAGAACACCAAGACCGATTTGCTTCATCTACATACAAAGCAATTCGTCCATCACTTCCAATACCATAATTGCTACTGGCTTTACGAGATGGATTAGCAAATAAAGCACCACAAGTTTCTACACTGGCGTTGCCTGCCATACAATGAATAGTAATTGTATCAATTACATGATTCCGTTTTCCAGAGTGATTGGGAGAAAGTTTAGTATAACTAACAAGGGGACTATTACTCATCTTCGTCTTCTCCCTTTCCATTATTTATTTCTTCGAGCATAGTTTCTGGAATATCATCTTCTGAATGTATAATGGGCAAAGATGTATTTTTTTCTTCCATAAAAGTCCTTTCTTATTTAAAAAGATCAGCTAATTGTTTAGTAGGGCTTTGAACGTAAGAATTTTGTATAGCTTTCCATTCATCCATTTCTTTTTGCCAACCAGTCCATCCTTGCTCTTGAGCATACATAGTAGAAGCAACATCAATGCTGACTCCTCTTTCTCTACCCAAAATCTGAATAGCTTTTCTGTTTTCATAAAAACGATTTTTCTTTTCCATAATAATTTTTCCTTTCATAAATTATATTATCATATATGGAGTATAACTCCATTTTTATTTAATTATAATGCTTCTTGATTATCATAAAGCATTTTATATTCATTTAATGTAAAGTCAAAGGGAGAGCATTTATAAGCGTTTTTAAGCCCAATATTATTATAAATAACAGAGACTTTGGCATAACCTTTGAATAATTTCCCTAATGAAAAAATTTTCTTTTCAAAGACATCATATTCTTTGTCTCCTATATTATGAAAATCATTATCTAAAGCCAAAATAACTTTGTTTACTCCCATTTTTACAAGTTGGTTTCTTCTGTGCAATCCTAATTGTGATCCATATAAAGCTAAAACATTACTATTAGTATTAAACCAAGTATCGGCTTTTAAGACGCTTTTTTCTCCTTCTACTAATATTACTTCTTTCTTTTTTTTTATCGCAGGCCAATTATAATATATGCCATAAAATTCATTGTTGGTATTAAATTTATAACACTTATTGTTGAATAAAATTAAAGGAATATACTTAGCATAATTTATTCGATCTGGATGTAAATTTCGACATCTTATACCAATTAAATTTCCATCTTTATTTCTACAAGGAATAATAATTTGATTAGTATAATCATAATATCGTATTTCATATTTTATCATTGATTGAATACTAATACCTTCATTTATCCATCCTTCATAATACGAATTAGAAAAATTCAAAAGGATAGAATCATCATATTCTTGAAAAATAGATTCATTATTTTTAAATCTTATAAATTTTTCTAAATTTGATTGCCAATTACAAACATTGGGTTTATTAATTCTTTGGACAGATTGACTTTGAATATTAGTACATTCTAAAATAAAATTAATAGCATCTAAAAAATTACTTTTTTTATTCAATAAATTTAATCGAACTTGACAAAGAGAAATAATATCATAAGTTCGACCAGAAGTATATCCTACATAAATTTTGTTATCTTTATAAAAAACTAATTTTCCTGGGCTACCTTTATAAGCATCTTTGTTTTTATCACCTGTCCAATAATTGATGGTAGTTTCTGTTTCGTTAAAAATTGGTATATCAAGATAGTTTAATATTTTCTTATGATCTTCTATTGTAAGTTTAGATTTGAGTATTTTAACATTAATTTGTTCATTCAAATTAAATACTCCTTATTATTATTTTACAAATTTATCTGTAAAATAACTAATTTCTTTTGCCAACTCATTAATTTCTCCATAATTATTTTGGGAATCAAAAGAAATTCTAATAGTACAAGCTGCTTCTTCATCTGTTAAGCCATAAGAATTTAATACTCTATAATCAGATGCTTCAGCACAAGCAGAATGTCCAGGACTAATATAAATTGCTTTGGTAGATAAATAATTGGTTAAAGCATCTGCATTTATTCCAGGAAGATAAATTGCATTGATAGCAGCAATTTTATTTGTATTTTCTCCTATAATTTTATACTCTATATTTTTTCTATTAAAAACTGTTTTTAATGATTTCAATAAATCTTCACTATAAATATAAGTATAATCATCTTTTATCAATGCTTCTGTCATAGCAAAAATCCCATTGACATTGGGAGTTCCTGGCACAAAACCATATTCATTATTACCGCAAATATTACCACCTAAATATTTTTGTAAACGGTCACTAATCCACATAAATCCAGTTCCTTGAGGTCCATTGAATTTATGTCCACTTGCAATAATTGCATCATAATATTCTTCTGCATTATCAGGTAATACCATGTGATGAATAGCAGCAGTATAATCCGCAATGACAAAAGTATTTTCCATTTTATGAATTAAAGGTTTTTTAATACCGGTAATATTATTTACTAATGTTTGTATTTGAAATACATAGGAAGTACATATTGGATTATCATATTGATAAAAAGATTCATGTTCATCACCGAAAATAAATACTCCATTTCCAACAACTTTAGAGTGATTAAACAATCTATTAGCTAAATCCGTTGAGCTATATCCAAAAATTACAATACCTTCATTTACATGAATATATTTTTTAATAATTTCTCTACATCTGTTCATTTCTTTTTGAGCTTTAATTCCTAAAGCATGATTAGCATGAGGATTTTTGAAAAAATCTTTCACAGGGACATAATAGCGAGATGTAGCAGCACTATCAAGATAAATCATTTTTTTAATATACCTCCTGCATTGCGTTTTATTTTGTTTGCTACTTTTTAATTAGTATATCTTATTTTTATTAGAAAGTCAATATTGAGAGCAGCATTTTTCTAAAAAGAAAAAACAGGGAAGGAATTTCCCTCCCTGTTGGATAACTTCGTTCGATCAATTTTTATTTTACCGACGAGTTAGAACCGTCACTCGTCTCATGCAGAAGTTATCGTTCCAACCGTCATTGAGTAGTAACGACAAGCAGTTTTCGCATGCTTAGGCTTGAATATAAAGCTCTGATTTATATAGCGCCATCCAGTATCCAGCGCCACTCTCTGTTGGGTTTTTAATATTATATTATATTTTTATTTGTATAATAAAACAAAAAAGTATTCTTTAAGCACTATGTTTTACTCTATCATGTTCTTCTGCTCGTTTAGCATTATTAAATCTATCTAAAGTTCCTACTAAATATCCTGTGATTCTACGGATTCTATCAAAAGGCACACCATCATTTTCATGGCGTCCGCAGCCGGGGCACTGGTCTCCGATGATCCCAGAGAATCCACACACCGGGTCCCGGTCCACCGGATGGTTGACCGAACCGTAGCCAATGCCCTTCTCTTTCATGCAACGGATGACCCGTTCAAAGGCGTCCAAGTTCTCCGTGGGGTCTCCATCCATCTCAATATAGCTGATATGACCGGCGTTGGTCAGGGCGTGATAAGGTGCTTCAATGGCAATCTTGTCATACGCGGAGATGGGATAATACACCGGCACATGGAACGAATTGGTGTAGTAATCCCGGTCGGTAATCCCCTCAATAATTCCATATCTTTTTTTATCTATATTAACAAAACGTCCTGATAAACCTTCCGCAGGAGTTGCTAATAAAGTAAAATTCAATTTACGCTTTTGACTTTCTTCATCCATTCGTTCCCTTAAATGACCTATAATTTTAAGCCCTAATTTTTGTGCTTCTTCACTTTCTCCATGATGTTTTCCAATTAAAGATTTTAAAGTTTCAGCTAATCCAATAAATCCCATTGATAAAGTACCATGCTTTAATACTTCTCTAACTTCATCTTCCCAATCTAAATTGTCTGAATCTATCCAAACGCCTTGGCCCATTAAAAACGGAGCATTTTTTACTTTCTTTTTGCATTGTTGCTCAAATCGCTCTAATAATTGATCTATACATAAATCGACCATATTATCTAATTTCTTAAAAAATAAATCAATATCTCCTTTAGATTCTATTGCTAAACGGGGAAGATTGATTGAAGTAAAGGACAAGTTGCCACGTCCATTACAAATTTCTCTTTCGGGGTCTACTACATTACCAATTACTCTTGTGCGACAATTATGACTATTAATTCCATTAACATCAAATCTATCGCTTTCTGTCTCTACATCGTAACTCATTTCTCCATTCATATAATCAGCATCTTTAATATCAGAAATTTGAGAAAGTGTAGACATTAAAGGAGACATTGGGTAAATATTGGACCATATAAGCCCCTTTTTCTTTTTTTCACAAGTCATTGCTATTAATAAATCTTTAGAAGCTCCAAACTCTACTCTATATGCAGTTTTATCTTTGTTTTCACTATCATAATGAGTTTCATATAATTTAGCATTAAACCCTAAACTTTGAATAAGACACATTTCTTGTAAAGCGAGCTCTTTATTTACACTTCCAATTTGAGCACGTAACCCAATACCTTTTTTGGATGTTTTTTTATTAATATATCCATCTGCATCCATTAATCCCGCTAAAAATGCAAGTCGAATTTCATAAGAAGAATTAAAAATTTTATTAGGAATACGACGTTTTTGTTTGATTCCACCTTCAAACAAAGAAATATATTTATTAGACATTGCAACGGAACCACAATGAATTGTCAAGTAATTTCCTTTTTCATCACGATGATTTTCTATAATAGTAGAGTTAGGTAATAATTCATTACATTTTTGAGCAATATCATACTCATCCATACCTACATAAATATCAACCGCTCCACCTGTTAGTCCAGCATCACAAAGAATAACTCCAGCTAACCATGCTTCTTCTTTGCTAAAAAACGAATTAGACTTTAGATTTGTAGGTTGTTGAACAGTAATAGGAGCATAACTGCCTAACGGAATATCTTGTACATAAGTACGTCCTAAACCATCAATAGGCAAAGGATGATCGTTTGTAGCTACAAGGATTCTTCCATTACTATAAACTACTTTTTTCCACCCATATACATCTAAGTTCCGTAATACCGTTTTTACTTTAACAAATCCAGAAACATTAGAATCATAAATTTCAATATTTAATTCTTCATTGGTTAAATCAAAATATTCGGTTTTTCCTTTAATAAAAGGTGTTTTATTTAATAATTCTTTTACTCGGAAAAACATTCTTTCTATACTTTCTACATAAATTGTCTCATTAATACGATAAGTTACGACTGATTCCTTTGCAACACATCCCATGTAGGCAATTTCCGTCTCCGGATGTCCTTCTTTATAATATTGCAGATTAAAAGGTGCGTCAACAAAAGAGAAGTTAGGAAATAGTCTTTTAGCTGAACAACGTATAGCCAATTTAAATAAATCATAATTTACATCTTCTGGATTATAATTTACTCCCTCTTTAACACGGAAAATTTGAATAGGGAAAATAGGAGTTTCACCATTGCCTAAACCAGCTTCCGTTGCTAATAGAATGTTTTTCATTACCAATCTTCCTTCTGGACTGATATCCATTCCATAATTGATAGAAGAAAATGGTGTTTGAGCTCCTGCTCGAGAGTGCATAGTATTTAAATTATGAATTAAAGATTCCATAGCCTGATAAGTTGCTCGATCAGTTTCTTTAACTGCTTGCTGATGAGCAAATCTTTGACATTGCCTTATCTTTTCTTTATCATTACAATAATTCATTAAGAATGCTTTCTCTTCCTCAAAATAAGATTCACATTTTTTTAATTCTAATTCAGGCACAAGATTTTTGTCTTTTTCGATCTTTTGAGCATTATTCTTAATATCTTTTTCTAAAATTGTGTTGTCCACAAGCAAAATTAGACTTTTAGCTAAATTTTTTAGATAAAGTTTTTTGAATGTCTTTCGTACTCCTAAAGCCATGGAATAATCAAAGTTCACAATGGCTTGCCCGCCATGCTGATCATTCTGATTGGATTGAATAGCGATGCAGGCCAGGGCCGCATAAGAGGCAATATCGTTGGGCTCTCGCAGCGTACCATGCCCTGTGGAGAAGCCCCCATCAAAGAGCTTAATCAGGTCAATCTGGGTACAGGTGGTGGTCCCCATAGGGGCAAAATCCATGTCATGGATGTGAATATCTCCATTTATATGAGCTTGTGCATGCTCTGGTTTTATCATAAACATCTGATAGAACTGCTTGGACCCCTCGCTGCCGTACTTGAGCATGGTGCCCATGGCTGTGTCTCCGTCGATGTTGGCGTTCTCTCGCTTAATATCGCTGTCCTTGGCGGAGGAGAAGGTAATATTTTTATAAGTAGAAATTAAAGGAGAATTTTGCTCTCTAATTTGATTACGTTGAAAACGATAGATAATATATTCTTTGGCAGTTTTAATAAACCCATTAGTCATTAAAGTCTGTTCAACTATATCTTGAATATGTTCTACATTAATATTATCATTATTTTCTGCCTCAAGTATAGACTCTACCTTATCAGCAAGAAAAGTAACCGTTTTTTTAGACTTCTTTTCTTTACTGGCTTCAAATGCTTTTCCAATAGCAACCTTAATCTTGTGTTTATCAAAAGAGACTAATCTACCATCTCGTTTTTGGATTTGTTTAATCATTACGCTTTTCCCTTCCAATAGTTTTATTTCTTAGAAACACAATATGTTGTGTTTAAATTCTGTCTTTTTATTATAATATTGTATTATCAATTTGTCAAGTAATAAGATCACAATCTTCAATTCGTAAAGTAATAGCTACATCCCAAAGGATGTAGCTATTAACACGATTTTAAAAAGTATTTCTACTTTTGTTTTTTTTTCTGGGAAACTCGTTCCTTCTCCCTCGGTTGACCCGAGTCATTAGCCCAACCACTTGGCGTGATGATTTAGTTTTACAATACTCCTGGGCGGCGCCCTATTCATCAAATAGGCATCACGGTGAGTATCAACCCGTTAAAAAGAGAAAGATTATTCTTCCTCTTTTTTTATATTGCGCAATATAAAATTGAACTTGCCGTTCTAATATGCTTTTTATATTATAAAATAATTATTTTATTTTGTCAAGATAAATTGACAAAATTTTCAAAATTAGATATACTAATCAAAAGGAGGTGTTGATATGGCTACTTCGTCTATTACTAAAGAGTTTTTCGTAAAAGATGATACTGCATTTGAGAAGTTGAAAAAAGAATTGGACACGGAGCCTACTTTGCGTAAACAAGTGGTTGAATCTCCATCTTTGAAAAAAGACAAAGAAAAATTAGCTACCTTTGTATTTCATTGAATATGTAAAAGGGAAGCAGAATTTTCTACTTCCCTTTTGCGAAGGTATACACATTAAACACCAGCTTCGCGTTAAGGTAGCGAGACACCCTGAACAGTACAAAGAAAGGTTTCCTATCGCCTACGAATGAATGATATTCTAACCGTCATTCTCGGTTTGCCAATAATAAAAGCCATGCCTTTTTTGTTTGAAACAAAACTTATTATTTTATTTCAAACATGGTGCCGGGGACCGGACTCGAACCGGCACGGAATTTCTTCCATGAGATTTTAAGTCTCAGGTGTCTACCAATTCCACCACCCCGGCATATATAAGAGAAATATTTTTGTATTTCTCTTATATCGCTTTCAGTGTTATTACTATATCATTTTTCTATCTTCTTGTCAACCCATTTTGCAAAAATTTTAATCAAAAATTTCTACCATTTCTGGAGCGTTTAAGGCTATCCATAAGCCACATTCTTTGTAATTAAAATTTTTATCACTAAATACTTGATTTTTAATATCAAGAAAATTATCATTCTTTTTTAGTTTTTTATCGCATTTTTTTTTACTACCACATTTAGAACAAGGAGATTCAGAAAGTTTTTCAATTCTTTGATACATAATAATCACCTTTTTATTCGATTCCTTCTATTTTAATATCAATATTTAATACTTCCGAAGAAGGAGGGATAATATTATTTACATAAGGAAGATACCAAAATGGAATATATGGATTAGTACTTGAATATATTGAAAGAGTATACTCCATATTAGCAAAATCATACATAGTATAATTAAGAGCTAAATAATTATAATTATAATTGAGGGATGCTTTTGTTACATAAAAATATTTGCTAACAGTAATTTCTTTGTTATATATATCACCCCAATTAGCCCTAAACCACTCATTGGAGCTATTTTTAAAGGCAAAAGATAAAAATCCATTAGCATTACTTAATTGTACACTCGAATTAATAGTAATTTCCATTCTAAAGAAAGAAAATATTTTATACAAATATTCTTCTTTGTATGAAAAATTCACATTTTGATACTTATAATTGTTGGAACCTGTAAAAGCTCCTCCTTGAACTACATATGATTGTTTTCCTAATAAAGTTGTTTTTTTATTTAATGACTCAAACTGGGGGGGGATAATCATTATCTTTTCTCCTATATATTGATTAATTCATCATATTGATTTGTACAAAAATAATCTGTATTTCTAAAACGTGCTCGATCAAAATAACGCCATACTTTTATTTTTTGATCTGCATATTCACCAAATCTTGATTTAACAATATAACTAACCAAATTTGGCATAATAGTTTCGCCCTTAAATCCTACTTTTTTAATATAGGGTTTAATATGAGCAAATTCTTTTATTCTATTTTTTACAGGTAAAGTAATACAAGCAGCATCTAATTTCACTTTTTGAGATTTGCCGCCAGAAAAACAACTTTCATCAGGAAAATCAATCGTTTTTTCAGTTCCATTTAATTGGCTCATTGTTTTTATTCCCACTGAATATTTTTCTGCCATATTTTTTAATTCCAATGTAATGTTCCTTAAAACCAAATCTTCTCTTGCTTGTACTGCTGTATTCTGTCTATATTCGGCAACGACAGAAGAATTTAATTGCACATAGTCGAAAACAGTATAATATATATTATATTTTTCTACACATTCTTTTATTTTTCTCTCTATACTTTGACAAGTAAAATCGGCCATATCTACAAGAGTTAAATTATTTTGTTTTAATATTTCTCCAGCTTTAAGAACTCTAAATTTTTCTTCTTTATTTAAAGTCCCCATAGTAATATGTTTTTCATTTACTCCTGATATACAAGCTAAAAACATTGGATTAATTTCTTTACGAGTATCTAATTCAGTATGAATAAATAATCCCGAACCTTGATAATTAGGATTAATAATAAAATCTTCTTGTTCATCATTCCAAATTTGATCTACTGATACATTGCATAAATCTGCCACTGCCATTCGAGATTTACCAGTAGATGAAGGTGCAGACTCCATTATTAAATGTCCTAAACACCATCCACGAAACAAAGTAGTTAAATACGGAGAACACAAAGATGCCCCAAAAGCAGGAGTTTCTTCAAATTCAGATAATAATTCTTCTGTGCCTTCTCCTGCTCTCATTTCATTTCTCACATACTTGACATCATATTTTGTTCTTAATTGAATGCTTTTAAATTCTATCCTATTTAATATTTCCTGAATAGTAAGTCTTTCAAATTGTGCTAATTGATCAGTCTCTTCTGACAGTTCATCATAAAATTCTCTAATATCAAAACCATTTTCTTGCAATTCTCGCAGCAAAGAGAATTTACGAATAGTATTATAATAATATTCGTAGTTATCTATAATAGCTAATTCTTTTACATTAACAATAAAATCAAGATAATTATTATCTTGCAGTACTTCCAAAAAAGCAGGCTTTGTTTTTACTACATTCTCTATTTCTATTTCTGTAATTTCTTGTATTCCGTTATGAACCAATTTATTAATTGCAACATAAATAATTTTATGAAATAATTCAGGCTCAAAATCTTTTTTGGACAAAGGGAATTGAGGAAGAGTTAAAAGAGACGGTTGTTTCATTAAACATCCTAAAAGTAAAGAGGATAGATTTATATTATAAAGCATAAGTATTTCTCACTTTTTCAAAAATAGCAAATTAAAAAATTTAATTATAATTAATAAATCACATGTAATATATATTACAGGATTCTTTAATATATAACATCCTACAATACTCCCAATTAATAAAATAATGATACAAACCATTTCTTTTAAATAATCCTTTAATCCCATTGTTCTTCTTTAACCCTTCTTTTTTGTTTAATAAAAGGAATAGTATTTATTTGAATATCAATTTGTTTAGCATTCTGTTTATTGTTTTTTATTTTTTCCATAAAATTATTGAATGGCTCAATATATTTCGGAAATATTTGCCCTAATCCATATTCAAATTGAATACTATGTCCTTCTATTTCTACTGCATATTTTATTACATTATAGATGTCTTTGCAAGACATATTCTTTTTTTCTACAAGAAATTTAATAAATTTAACTGTCAGTAACCAATTTACATTTTCACTACCAAGCCATTGATCTTTAATATAATCTAATAAAACATTATAATCTGGATATGGCTCTTTTTTTACAGCGTTCTTTTTTATTTCTATTAATTGCTCATAACATTCTTTGCTACAAACAATAATATTTTTATATCTTTCATTTTGATATTTCTTGCCTCTATCTATTTCTTTACCACAAATAGAACATATACTCATATCATATTAAAACATTAAGATTCTTCCCAATCTACATTTTTTTCTTCTGCAAAATCTAATAATTTATCATAAATATATTGCAAAGAATCCTTATCTTCATTAGTAGTTTGACTAATTTTCTTATTCTCTCCTAAATATTGCGTCACTACTGAATCTACAAAGTTTTTATATTTAGCTGTATACAATGCTTTGTAGATCGGTTGAATCATATTTTTCAAATCTTCATAAGTTTTGCTTTTTTCTTCTTTGACTTTTTCTTTTTTGCTTTCTTCTTCTGCGAAAGTAATTGCTTTTACCCCTAATTTCTCAGCTTCTTTTTCACAAGCTAACTTTATAGCATTCTTCAAATTTTCTTCTGTAAAAGGATCAATGATCGGTTGACACTCTGTATATCTACTACGCGCAAAAAACTCTTTATGCTGAACACAATGTCCTCTGGATAAAATAGGAACCCCATCATCTCCAATTCCTTGTGATTCCAAATAAATCATAAAATCAGGAATATCTTTTAAACAATTACCTGCTTTATTGAATGTTGTCTTAGGAATAATATATTCATATTCTCTATTCTTTTCATCTTTCATTGTTTTAATTTCATCATGAAAAATAAGAACAACACAATATCCTGACAAAGCTAATTTATTAATTTGAATATCAATTTCTCTATTTAGAGAAGCATATCCTCCTCCATAAGGAATAGCACTAATTTCATTGATAGGATTAAAATCAGTAAAATTAGCAGACTGTTCTTCATTATAACGAGAAATAATATATTGAGTGCATAAACTTGGAATTTTATCAGCTGTATCTACAACTACACAATCATACATTTCACGAACTTTTTCTCTCTTCTTTTTATTCCTGGTAGTAAGCTGATTAATAGCATCTCTAAAGTCATGCCAATTCTCAATATCATATACATAAAGATCGCTTTGTGCATTATACCCTTTTTCAGTAGCTAACCAAAGAGTTTTGCCAGGAAACAATCTTGCAGAAACATAAGATTTTCCTGTATTATTTGTTCCATAAATGCCAATAATTTTTCCTGCTAATCCAGTAGTAATTGTAGTTTTAGTAATTTCAGTGATGTCAAATTTTCCCATAATTTCACCAATTTAAATCTTCAAAATCGAAACTATCATCATCATTATCAAAATCTGTATCCCAAGGAGTATTGGCCGTTGCCTTAGACTTCAACCTTTCCTTAGCGGCCTCTTTTTTTGTCTGAAGTAAAGTTCTTTTGTTATCATCTTTACTTTTCCCTACTAATTCGTTCAAATAATTTTCTCTAATTTTAATAGCTTTATCCATAGTAGTAGGATTAATCCAATCAGTTTTAACAAGAACTTCATTACCATTTTCATCTGTCTCTACAAGAGATTCTGGTTCTTCAATCTCATCTTCCCCACCTACAAGAATCAATTCTTGAACATCAAAACCATTATTAACTGTAACTTTTGTTTTTCTTCCAAACTTCTTTTCTCCTACGCGTCCTCCAACATGTCGTGCAATAAGCTCAAAATCAAAAGGTACAGTCATTCCCACTTCATAACAATCTTCAAAATCTTCAGCCAAATCTTCATTCACAATGGCCTTTACAGGAAAGCATGCGCCTTTATTATCAGCACCATAAAGAGTTAGTAACAAACGCCCTGTTTCTTCTTCATTAACAATTTCTTTTTTGATAGACTGAATATAAAGAGTTGCTTTAAGTGCAGTTCCAGTAGGAACATTTTCATCTAATACAGTTTTTGCTTTTTGTGCTTTATTAACATTCCATCTCAAAGTAGTGGAAACATTTCCTTGTTGATTAACATAATCATTAATTCTTATAGTTCCTTCTACATTTAAAGAGGTGGGAATTTCATCATCTTTTCTGTCAATTTCAGGGACCCATTCCAACATTTTAAGATACATAGGCCACATCGGATTCTCTTTTCCTTTATTAGTGAGATTAGTTCCATATACATTAAATGTATGAATTCCATTCGCTGTTCTCACTGTGAATCCGCCATTAATTCTTTCTCCTTCGACTTTTTCGGATTGACCATTTTCATTTGTAATTTTAATATCACAAACTTCCCGCTTCAAATTAGTTTCATACAAGGTGCCAACACATCTAAAATAATTCTTTGTTCTTTGCAAAATAGATTCATTAATACTCATACTTATCCCTTTCTTAAAAACAATCAATAAAAAATATTACAATTTGGACAATACCATTCATTTACATTTTTTTTATCTCTATACTCTAATTCATTATATTCTTCTGTAAAAGTATAATAATCTAATTCATCTCCACAAACAACACATCTATTCATTCTATTTAATTCATTTTTTGCTTGATCTGATAAATAAGATAATAAATAATTGTCTGTATTTAAAGCTGATAAATATAAATAACAATCAGCTTCTATATCTGGGTAATCTTCAAACATTAAATGAATAGCTTCTAATACTTCAGGAGTCATATTTGGCTTTCTCATCTATTGACATTCCTCCTTTCTTATTTATTTTCTTTTGTCATTATTTGTTTTCTTCCTCAATTTGTTTAAGACTTTCAACAAAATCGTTTACAAATTGCTTTCTTCTTTCTATACGTCTAATTTCATCTTCATATTGTTTTTTAGCACGCTCCATATTATTTTTACGCACATTAATTAGTTTTTGTATATATTTAATCGCAGCTTCATCGCTGTCATCAAACGGCGTATTAATAATTTGTTGATAACGCTCAATACCTTCAGAAAAAGAATCGCTTATATTAATTTGTTCAAGAGCAAATTTCTTAATAGAAAAACATTCTTCATTCGGAGGAATCCATCTCTCTATTTCATTGCGAATTTTCTTGTAACAAGCACTTTTTGCTTTCAATTTTTCAAGATTATTCATAGCATGATAGATATTATTATCATATTCTATTTTCATACGTTTTTTTGCTTCGTCTAAACTTATTTCAACTACTTCTTCTAAAGAGCGTTTAGCATTCTCATAATTATTTTTTTTATATTTACTAATTGGACGAGTTATAGATTCATCTTTTTGAGCACATAATAATAAAAAATCTTTACCGTTAGTAATTTCTCCGTTTTCAATATAAATAGTATATCCGGTTGCCATATACAATACCCTTCTTCAATAAATATTAAAACGCCATAGTCATCATTGCTTTGTTAATTGCTTCTTGATCGTTTTTTATATACCCCATAGTGGTTTTAATATTACTATGGCCTAAACTATATTGGATTATATGTAATGGAATACCACTATTCGCCTTAGTCGTCGCAAAAGCCACTCTAAGCCAGTGAGCAGAAACGTCTTGCCAAAAAGGAATCTCAGCTTTTTTTGCTACTTGTTTTAACATTAAGTTGAAATTATTATTTTTCACCGATTCATTTCTATTGGTAATAAACAGAGGACCACTTTGTTCGCCTCTAACCAACAAATATTTATCTACTAAATTTTTAGTATCATCATTGATAAAAATTGTTCTTCGTTTATTACCTTTCCCTACAACCTCAATTTCTCTACCTAATTCACCTGTCATGTTATGAAATTGATCTAATGTAATACTAATCATTTCATTAAATCTTAAACCAGTTGTAGCTAAAAACATAATCATAGCTTGATCTCTTATATTAGAACAATTATTAATTAGTTCTCTAATCATGTAAGATTTGGGGCAATGTTTTTGTTTTATTTTCAATGCTGGAAGATTAATTTGAGAAACAGGATTCGTTGTAATTTGATCGGTTTTAACTAAAAAATCAAAATAATTTTTAATTGCTGCTTTCATTAATCTCTTGGTATTAGAAGATAAATTGTTGTTAGCAAGCCAATTATTGATATCATTATAATCAATATCTTTTTCTTCTTTTCCAATAAAATCTAAGGCTGATTGTACATAATGAATATAAGAAGAAATAGTATTAGGAGACCTGCTTTCAGCTTTCAAATAAGTTAAATAATTTTTATTCATCTTATTGCCCTCCTCTAATTTTCTATAAATAAGATATCACTTTTATATATAAAAATCAATAGACAAAATAAACAAAAACCCTCTCTGTGTAGAGAAGGTTTTTGTTTATAAAATGGAGGTTAAACATGCAAAAGACAAAATGCTTCAAGAAGTGTAGAGAAATAAATTCTCTACTGGTGATTCATTGGAGATTTGAACTCCAGACTTTCTACTTAAAAGGTAGATGCTCTCCCAACTGAGCTAATGAATCATAGTATAATACATTAATAGCCTTAAACATACCGATATCTTTTTCTCTAATACCGATTTTCATAGAGATATTCTCCCTTATTAATAGATTAATTCTTTGGGAAAATCAATATCTGAATCATACCTATTATTGAGTCTTCACCCTACCTCCATTGTCTTCTTACAATATTCTGCCACCAGGAAGATAAGTCTGAGCTTCGGGGAGCGACCCCTAACTTCTTACCCCAGTATTACAATAAGTTGAGCCATATCGTATACATAAACCCGTATGAGACTGTTTACTCATAAATTTCACCGTTTATTCAGAAAAATTTACTTATCAAAACTATTAGAATTATTAAATAGATAAATTTCTCACCCGTCATACGGCTACTTTAACCGACGACTTTCGTTATAGCAGAATTTCTTCTGCTTCAAGACGGAGCGTATTGTTGGCCTACCTCTGTCATTATGGCTGCCACACCATAACCCCTTAGACTTATTTTTCCACAGGAAACGTCTATTGTTACGCCCGAAAGTTCCGTGCATTTTGCAGCGACAACTCTTGGCAACACACATTTTTGTTGGCGGTTTCCGCCTCCATACGGTATATCACTATACCATAGCCGCCCAATCGAACAGGTATCCCTATTCAACCAAACGGAAATTACTGTGCGTCTCAGAGCACTAACATGCTTTGTTCACTGAGTTAATAATAGGCATGATTCAAATATTGATTTATCAAGGTTCATTTTTTTTTGCCAAAAACTAAAATTTTAGGTAGAAGTGGGAAGAACGATTTCCCACTTCTAATAATCCTATGTGGTGGAATGGGGAGGATTCGAACCCGCCTATCTTCCGGTTATGAGCCGGCTGCTGATGCCATATTAGCGTCCATTCCATATTAGAGACCGAAGTCTCTATTATTTTCTAAATATATAATCCATAATATTTAAGTTTAACTGTTAGTTTTCCACTAATACCACTTAAATCTGTAAATCTGGCTTTTACTTTTAAATTTGAAGTTTTACTACCATTCAATATATATTGTCCATTAATAGTTTTATATGCATAAATACCTGTTTTTTCATCATAATTATATTCAACTAAAGGAATAAAAAAACTAAAATTATATTTTAGATTTGCTTTTGTTTTTTTATCAAAAAAATTGATAGTATAAATACTTAATAAATCACCTATATCTATATTAAAAGCTAAATTATCTCTCGATTGACTAAAATTACTAAATTCTACTTCGCCAATAAATACAAAGCCGAAATAAGTTTCTAAATCATTAAAGAAAGTTATTATTCTTGAATTTTCTATTCCAGAACTAATAGTAGTGCTAAATTCCGTCTTTCCTTCTTCAATTTTTATTAAAGAAGGTGTATCCAAATAGGGGGGGGATAATCATTATCTTTTCTCCTTAATCAGTCAATTTAACTTGCTTTTCAACATATCTAAGTTGTTCTGTCAATTTATTAATTCTTTTTGTATTTACAGAAGGATTCCACTTATTGAACGTAGCCTTAAACATTTGATCTTTCAAAAATTCATATTGCTTTTCATAATTCTTCATGTTTTTCCCTCTTTAATTATTTAATAAAATTAAGCCGCTTTTTGAAACCAACTAATAGGAAGAAATTAGTACGGCCTATGAGGTAAATGATAGTTGAGTGCAAGACTAAAGACATGAACTTTTATCTTGCATATTTTCTTTTGAATTTTGGATGCAACTTTTTCGTTTTCAATTTTCCAGCTCGTTTTTCATTTTCAATTTTCTGTTTAAGACTTTAACACATCATTTTTGGATTGTCAATACTTATTTGAAAATTTTTTGCAACTTTTTCGTTTTCAATTTTCCAGTTCGTTTTTTATATTGTGTTATTTATATGATTATATTTTAATGAAATAATATGCCACCATATGGTAGCTTTATATATCTATTCCAAAAAATACAAATACATTATATTTTCTACTTTACGAACTGAAATATCTTAATAAAAAATAATTTCAAATAAAAAAATGTTTCGTCTGTTCATTTGTTTAATTTATTAATTAAACATCCATATTATTTTAAAAATAAATAATTATTTAACGACAATAATTTCGTTATTAAAAGCATTTAATTGTATTTTATTATTTACAACTAAAATCATTGTTTATAAATATATCAATCTAATTTTCTGAGCAAAAAAGATAAAAACAATTTCCACTGTTTATATTTATAACGAAATTAAATATTTTCTTTATTTAACTATACTCGACTGTTTAAAATAATAAATTTTATTAATTAATATATCTGTTTATTTTTATTATAATTATAAATAAAACTTTTTCTATTTTTAATTTTATTTTAAGTAATATAAATTATTGATATTTCTTATTTTTTCAAAAATAGAAAAATTTTTATTTATAATTATATTATTTTCAAACATATAAATAATATAATTATAAATAACTATTTATTTTACAACATTTTTCTAAAAAATTTTTCGCTTTTTGAATACCCCGCCCCGTGAAATTTTTGTTTTTACGTAATGTGCGAGGCTTGTTTTTCAAAAACATTTTCCTTTTATAGGTTTATCATATTTTTCAATAACAATATTGACTGTATTAAATGAATAATACAGTTTTTTTAATTGAAAAATAAAAGAAACAAACTACAAATTAATTTTTATATTTTCAAAACGGCAATTTGTTGCGAATCATTTATCTCTAAGCATAATTTAATACAATTTCTATTAAGCCGCAAGATGAAGATTGCCCTCTATTTAATATAAAACTCCTTATTATATATTTTAAAATTTTAATAGAAAAAATACCTAAAAATGATTATTGAAAATTGCCCTCATAAATGCTAAGATAAAAGCACAAAAGGAAAAACAACACTAAATAACAAGGAGATGAAACAAAGATAATTTTATAAGCAATTTTATAAAACATACTTAAATGGAGGCTTATGACATGTATATTAAAGGATTTATTGCAAACCTGGAAAAACATCTTGAAGGTGAATTGATCGGAAAATGGATAACATTTCCTATCAGTGAAGAAGAATTGAATGAGGTACTTAAACGCATTGGGATTGGAGAAAATAATTATATTTGTCCAAAATGCGGAAACCACATGGAAGAATTAGAATACGATAGTTTCCATAATTTATATAATTACCGTTGCGAAAGTTGCGGACATGAAAAAGAACATAAAAACCCGCTTTACGCTTGTAAAGAGTATATTTTTTATGACTGGTGCTGCGATTTTGAGCATGATCTCAGTGCATACGAAAATATTGAAGATATAAATTACTATGCAAAGCAGTTAAATTTTTGGGACAAATATACATTCCGCGCAGCTTGTGAATGCTGGTCAGCTAAAACAGCACTGAATAAAGGGCCTAATAATTTTGTCCTTTATCCTCTATGCTATGATGAAGAAACATTGGGATTTTATTATGCAAACAAAATAAATTCTATTGATTTTCATAATGACGAAGTATTAAAAAAATATTTTGATTTTGAGAGATACGGAAGAGATTTAGCCTTATCTATCAATGGTAATTTCACCAGTTATGGCTTTATTAAACAATTTTAATTAAATTAATTAAAAAGGAGCGAGAACAATGCAAAAAACAATTAATTATATCCCTGAATCTGATCTTAAAAGTATGGTAAAAATTACAAAAAGCGTTTGTATTGGGCTTTTTTGTCTTGGCATTGCATTGCTGATTGCATTGGGAACTATTCAAGAAAAAAACACCCAAATTACTGAAATTACAAATACAGCAAGTTATTCTACTTTTGAATAACAAATAAAATTATAAAATAAAAAAGGAGAAATAAAATGGTTTATTATTTAGCTGATTCTTGGCAAAAAGATTTTGCAGAAAATTTAGATAGAGTTATTAAAGAAAAAGGGACAAATTATCAGCAGTTGGCTTTGCGTCTTAACATGGAACGTTCCACTATTCGTGGATATGTCACAAAAAATAGAATTCCTTCTTTGTTTACTGCCCTTTCTATTGCAGATGTTTTAAATGTGCCTATTCAAGAATTAGCTTTGGCTTATGAAATGGGGAAATATAAAAATGAATAAAAAATTTTTAATAGGGTCTGAATCAGTCACAGTTTTAAAATATAAAAGAGATCATGACATTCCTTCACACATTGAATTAAGAACCTCTAAACAGTGGAGACATATTGGGTATCAAGTGAAAAAAGGAAGTGTTTGTAAATACAGATTTAAAGCACCTTCATATTTTCATGGCAGAACAAGACTAATAGAACAATCTTTTTTCACACAAGACCAAGTAGAAAAAATACCTAAAAATGATTATTGAAAAATGCCCTCATAAATGCTAAGATAAAAGCACAAAAGGAAAAACAACAACGGACAGGCCAAAGGCTGGGAGGAAAAGAAAATGACTGAAATTATTGTGAAGGTGTATGACAGCGTAGAGGCAGAGCATGAAACCCGGAATTTGAGAAAACTCGGGTACGAAAGAACTCAGAACGCATTTTAAGTTGAGCATTGGAAGAAAGGCGATCATTTAGTAATTCTCGAAAGAGATTTCTAAGCAATCAACCCGCCCCGGAGGTTACGAAAGCAGAAAGGAAAAACAATGTATATTGAACGATGCGGAAATAATAGAATTTATAAATTAGTAGAAAAAGAAATGAAGAGATTGTATTCAGAATTAAGATATTTATATGAATAATCAGAAAACAAAAATAGCACCCATAAGCCATGAGAGAAAAAAGGAAGTGAAACTATGAAAAAGAAAATTGTTCTTATTGCGGCTATTGCTCTCTCTTTTGTTCTTGGCCATATCGCCACCATGAGCGTAATGGAAATTGAAACAGATGGAGACGGGGACAGTGCATATATTTCCGTACTCGGGTTAGAATATTTCAAGGGAATCAACGGCTACTCTATTAAGTGAATAAAAGGTTTTAACGGGGCGTAAATAATTTTATAACAACTATGGAGGGTTACAACATGACTATTAAAGGATTTATTACAAACTTGGGCAAATATGTTGAAGGTGAATTGATCGGAAAATGGATTGAGTTTCCTATTTATGACGATGAATTGCAGGAAGTATTAAAGGAAATAGGATGTAACTATTATGATGAAGATGGGAACGAACATAAAACCGGATATGAAGAATACTTTTTTACAAGCTGGGAAACTGATTTTGATAACAATTTCAAAGAACATGAAGATATTGAAAAAATAAACGAATTTACAAGAAAGCTGGAAGAATGGGACGAAGATATTTTTATTGCTGCTTGTGAATATTGGAATGTTTCTGAAATATTAGAGACTGACCCTAATAACTGGATTTTACTAAGTGATGTTGATACAGATTATGACCTTGGTTATTATTATGCTATTGAATGTGGTTGCATTGAGTTTGACAATAATGAAGTATTTGAAAGATATTTTGATTTTAAGAGCTATGGAAGAGACATTTCCTTCGAGCTACAAGGCTGTTTTACTAAATACGGATGGATTGAATATGTAGGATGAAGGAGAGTTATCATGGAAAATAAGTTCAGATTAAAAGTGATAAATCGTATCTCCTAATAACAAAAATAAAGCTCTCCTTAATGGAGGGCTTTATTTAGGAGATACGTCATCGGGGCAAAACAGTTTGGCGCGCAATGCGTTTCATCCCTGACAGATCGGTGAAAACTGTAATAATTTGTATATAATTTAATTGGAATTCTATTGCATTATTCAATTCGCAACGACAACCGTAAAGCAAACGGTAACGTCTCTCACGTCCCCGCTTCTTATTATCACCAAAATGAATACGTTCAATCAATGTCAATTATCGAATGCGCCTACTCTTTCTTTTAATCCCGTCTGTTTTAAATCATCCCCCCCCTTTTCAGGGGGGATGATTTTTTTTTTGCAAACCTTCATTTAATTATAAAGATTATGAATTGTAATTCCTGATTCTTTTATAGGATTTATTGTGAGGCTATTAGAAAGCCCTGTGAGCTATCCTAATAAGCCCTTATACTTTCTATCTCAATTTTAAAAATTGATTACAGAGGCCGTTAGATAGGTCATGAGTTATTTCAATCTCTTTCCCTATTCTTATATTCAGAATTATATTATATATTATATATTATATTTCTCTTCTCTTTTTCTTTCAATGATTGTATGATCGCCTCTTTCATCATCAACCAGCGTCAAGGACAGACACGGACAAAGAGAAAGAATAGATAGAGCTAAGAGAGTTAAAAGATTAAAGGCATAGATGATTATAGATATAAAGGATAGAGTAGGAAAGAAAGGAATGGTCTTTGATTTTTGAAAATGGGAAATAGTGTGGGCATAGATTGTATATGATATGTAAGCAAGAAAAAGTGTATAATAGTGAGTGAGCGAGTGAGTGAGTGAGTATTAAATGCTTAATATAATTCCGTAATGTGTATGAAGTAAACTTCACATTTGCCACCGTATGGTAGTTTTTTAACACCTGTTAAAATTTTTATATCATAATAGTATATTATTATATATAATTACAAATGTTTTGTTCAATTTATATAAAAATATGGGGGCTTGTTTGGGATGAGTTGTTTAGTTTGCTATTAAAAAACCCGTGTAGTCATACACACACAGACACATGTAACCAATATATGTAACAGTCCCTTATAACCAGTAAACAGTCACATGTAACAAATATGACACATGCAACCAATATACATAGTCTAACAATCTCTTTCATATATTTTTCTTATATTTATTATTATATTTGCTTATATTTATTACAATCTCTTCTAATATTCTATATTAGATAAAATATATATTCTTATTACTAATAGAGAAAAATTTTTATAAATTAAAGATAAATAAAATAAATTTTTAATTTTACTTGACATGTTCATAAAAAAGTAATAAAATAGATAGGAAAAAACTTAAAAAAATATTTTTGTCTATTTTCTTGTTCATATACTGTAATATATCTATATATGAACATGAATTTAGACAAAAATATTTTAGGAATACAATTTCTTAACGAAAAAGTGCGTCGCCTTTTTCTAAAATTGTATAGCACAAAAAATAGACAAATAGACAAAAATGGAGAAAAAAAGATGAAAAACATTCCTGATAATTTGGCCGAAAAAATGAATGAAATTAAAGGCCAAGAATTAAAATATGGGCCCTTATGTGAGTCTTTGGGGCTTTCTAAAAAAGGTGGATATTCTAAGCAAAAACAATTAGAAGATTTGGCCCTCTATTGTGATCTTCAAATACTTAGCAGCCCTACGAGGTATAGAATTGATGAAGTCTATGAGAATGAAATAAAGGCGTTTTCTAAACTTAATAAGAATAATAAATATCAAAATATATTTGATGCTATTGTTTATCAAACTTTTCAAAAGAATGATGGCCGCACTTTGTTTTTGTCTAATACTGAGCTTTTAAAATTATTTGGCCTTGTGAATGATAATTTTATCTATTCTTGTAATATTGATACAATGTCCGCACTTGGAAACGAATATATCAATTTTCCTGAAATATCGACCACAGCAAAAAAAATATTGGTCAGATGGACTTTGACCAAATTAGAGAATATGGCAAAAAGAGATTTAATTCGTCTAAGCTCTGGATATAGATTATATTCAGAACATTATGGGCGCCATGGTTATTTTATTCTCGGGCATAATGTCCCTTTAGAAACAGATTTAGATAAACAATGTATGGCCCTGTTAAGTAGAGCCAAAGAAATTGCTGTCCCTGGATATGAGAATGGATGGTTATCTGATAATAAATATAAATTTTTGAATAAAACAATAAAAGAATTATGTGCAAAAGAATTTGACGATCAATATATTTTTCTTAAAAAAGTAATCACTTTATCTCCTCCCACTGAAAGCAGAATTACAGAAAAGTTACAAAAAATATATCAAGAATTTCCTGAACTTAAAACCATAAATCAAGAATCTTATAGAAAGATCATGTCCACTAAACAACTTGATTCTTTCTCTGGCGAAACACGGCGTAAATTTAGCGATATTAATATTAAATTAGAGCCCAATTTTTTATTCAAAGACATAATAAAAAGAGATGCATAAAAATGATTATACATCTCTTTTTTATTTTATTTTTTTATGAAGGACTACCAGTTATTTGAATCCATATATCATTTATTTCTAAATCTTCGGGCTCAGTTTGAGAAATTATAACCGGCTTTTTTGTCCATGTCAATTTATTATCTTTTACAGTCAATATTTCTCCTTCATTGGCTGCTCCGTAGGGGGGGGGTATTTAACAACATTCCCTATACTCATTTCCTCATCTCCTTCCTATATAGTTTTAATTATATATCCATAAATATATTTTATCTACTGTGACATCACCTTCTGATACCACAGAAACATCAAAATATATTTGATTAATATTATTATTGCTGTGAGCTATTTGTAATTGTATTCCACTAAAATAATCAGCATCAACATTGGACGGAGAAAGAATTCTAAAAGAATAAATATTGTTTATTTCTTCTTTTACATTTTGAAAAATAAATGGGATCAACAAGGTGTCATTTGCTCTATTTCCTGTATAGTTAAGAGTCGCATATCCTTGTATAACTGCTTCTTCAGAATTGCTCAATAGAATAGTTTTTCCTCCTATACTCACCACAGGGGGGGGGCATAGGTTTCTAATTGATCTCCACCGGAATGTTGGTTACCAGTATTCATTTGGTAAGTAATATTACTTATTTGTTTTTTACTATATGCTCTTTGTGTTATACTTTTTACTGTGCTCCTTATAGCATCTATATTATACACATAATATCTCGCAACTTTTTCGTTTGAGAAAGGTAGAATCGAACCAAATATAATTATCACTCCAATTTTCTTCTAATAATTATTGCAGGACCTTGTCCTTCTTCTCCTTCTTCAGTATATATTCTATCATCAGCAATAAAAACATATTGTCCTGTTCCGCTGCGCCCACCTGAACCGTATCCTATAGTATCATTGGCATCTTTAATAGCATACCCGCTTCCGCCGGACGCTTTTTCATATCCAAAACCAGAAATGGCACTCGTTTCCACTTTTTTCGTCCCATCTTCTCCTTTTTCTGCCATTAGAGTTAAAGAAGAATGATAACTCCCTACTTCTCCTCCTGTCCCGGGCGTAGATGAATTAAAATCTGCGTTACTACCATTTTCGCCACGATCAACATAATAGTCTCCAAAAGTAGATTTATTATTATTAACTGAAAGAGAATATTTTTGTCCTTTGTTTATATTTAGTGTAATTTTAGCACCTGATCCTCCTCCACCGCCGCCGGTAAACTGTTTAGTAGAATAAGTTACCAAAGGATATGATCCTTGGGACACTTGTTGCCCCATCCAATTACCGCCAGTGCCACCTTGAGCATGAAGTTGTACAACATAATTTCCACTTTTGGGGCATTCCCATTCAGTGAGAGTTCTATCTTCTGTTTTTAAAGTTGTTCCTTCTTCATTATAAATCGTATATTTATTTGGTGTAACAACCCACTTATATTCTTTGACTTCTGGTTCTACTGGTGTTCCATTCATTTCCACCCAAGCTAATTTATTTTCTTTAATAGACAAAACTTTACCTTCGTCATCAACTGTCCAGGGGGGGACACCAATTTCATTAAATTTAATAATATTTGAAATACTCATAATTTCTCCTTAAAAAACGACACCTTGCACATAATAGTTATATGAAGATGATTGCCTTATTGATAAAATGTTATCATTTAGACTTATATCGCTAAAAGACAAGTTCCAATCTGGGCCAAACTTGTAATAACTATAATCTTTCCATGCTACTGGTGGTTCATTTTTGAATATTGTAGCACTGCCATAAAACTTGTAATTCTGGTTACTTATTAAATAAAAATTTAAAATGGCATAAGATGGAATAAAATCAAATTTTATTGTTACATATTGATAGTTATAAGAAGTAGCTAATTTATTAACTATTCCTACTTGGGGGGGGGGCATTATTAGCCTCCTTTAGGGAAACAATAATAATGCCACCCCCCAGTTTTGATTAGAAAATAAACAAAAATTTAATTTGTTAAAATTCATGATAGCACCTATTAGAAAAATATTTGTTCTTTGATTGCTAAAAACAATAAAACTGCAAGCAATATAATTTGTAATACAACTTCACGTATCATTTGTTTGTTGCATTTTCCCTGTAATTAATTCAGAGCACGGGAGATTTCTGATCCATTTACAAAATTCTCTCCATTCATCTAATTTATGCCCATTACGAGATTTGTAAATGTTTGCTAAGACTTCATAGTTTAACATTACGGTTCGTTTTTGGTTATAACTACTCGGGAGAAGCTGAATCATTTGCCACCAAACTTCCTTTTTGGTAGGATCAAGATGTTTAATCTCTTGATTAACATAAATATTACGGACCTCATTTAAATATTTTATTGTTTGCATGAGAAGCCCCGATGATCTTAGTGTCATGTGTTCATGCGAAAAATCGTCTAATGTAAACTCTTTTTTATGAATACAGTGCATCGTTGAACAAGAATTAGCAACAGTTCCTATCTTATAAGTGTCAAACTCAGACCACCAGTATCTTGGCGCGGTAATATCTACATAGACTGCAATCATTCGTATAAATTTTCGATGGTCCGTTCCTGCATTCCGCAGCCGGGTCATTAAATTAAGGTCATTCGGGCCAATACAAAAAACTTCACTACCCTCTTGTCTCACTGGTAGGACTTCATTTGGTAAATCAAAAAAATTTGGAGTTTTTTCATACCAGCAACTATCGCTCTTCTCCCAACTCTCTAAAGGATTTCGCATACCATGAATTGCGTGCTCCCATCCGATCACCTCAATATTTTCAAACTTAATCATCATGCTCTCCTTGCTTCAATAATAATCGCCACTCTTCTTTGCTTCCATAATAAATCCTATTAAATAAAAATTATTTCATCATCTGGAGGCATCCAATTAAAATAAAAGCCTCTATCTCCATTTATAAATATAATTTCTTCTTTACCGCAATTTTTACATCTTGCTATTACTAAGTTTTTATTAAAACTTTCTATAATTGACCAGTCATGATTATAAGTAAAACAATAATATCCTGTCAAATCTTTTTTCATTTTAATTAATCAATTACAGTATCCCAATTAAAATCTTTAATAACTTCATAATCTTTTTGTTCTACATCCAACGATAACAAATAATGTTTCAATTTATTATAATGAGCTCTACAAGATTGAACATGATTATCCATAGATTGCTTTAGTCCTAATACTGTTTGCATATCAATTTCACTTTCCACTTCATTATTTGCATGATAAGTAATAGGATCATCAGCAGACAAAGTATTGGCAGAAGAAGTCACTTTTTGATACATATTATTAATATTAATTTGATCTGCTAAAGACAAAGAATATTGTTTTCCATTATATTCAATACCGGAAGTAATTTTTCTTTCACATTCATTACTAAGCTCTTGGATAAGTTTTTCTGTTTTTACAAACATTAAACTTCCGTCAGTTTTCTTTTTACGACCTTTTACGTCTTTCTGCATCTCAAATTCTTCTTCAGTCATTTCTTCTGCATTTTTAGGGATTCTGGACAAATCATCAATTTCCCCAATTTGACCTGGATGCCCATTTTCATCTCTAATACACCAATAATACATTTAATTACTCCTTTTTAATGCTACAATATTTAATCCCCATAAACTATAATTATCATTACTACCTGATTGTAAACCAAAATAGCATGTGATATTATTATTATCAATATTACCTATCATCCATCTGGTACGCAAATAACCTGATGTTGCGTTAGTAGAAAATTGACAACTATAATCTTTTGATAATACATTACTACTTGAATTATGATAACTGATTAATCCATCAATCTGTGTTATTTGTGAAGGACTATAATCAACTCCATAAAATTCTTCTATTACTCCCCAAGCTATATAATCTAAAGTTAAGAATGTGGCTCCAGCATAATTTTCATTTATTTTAAAATTATTGAAATCATATCCAAAGCCTATTCCATATTTTTTGTTATTTAATGTACTATATATTTTATCTATATCAGGGCCTATAAAAAAAACGCCAGTTTCAAAATCACCTTTGGTTTTTTCAAATGGAGTATTAGAATCTCCTACCCATAATATATATAAATCTGCATCGTCTGTTGGAGCCGATGTCCATGGAATTTCAACTTTATTTACTACATTAGCAGTCATACTTTCATTATTTCTATAATTTTCTAAATAACCTATAATCTTATAAGAAGAACCTGCCATACCACCTGGAATTTTATTATTTAATTCCATCAACACTTGAGAGACATTAGTACCAGTAAAACCAGTAGTATCTTTACTTAATTTAATTTGAGTATCTAATGATTCTGGATATAATTCATTATAATCAGAATC